CGCAAGCCGTATTTTGAGCGCCTTCACAGCGGCAATAATTTCATCCTTGGTCAATTTCCCCGTCCTCCTCGGTGTAAATTCTCTTTGCCCGAAAGCGTATGTCCGTATGAGCCGTTTTAATATCATCTCCGGGAGAAATCAGCTCATAGACAATGCCGTTATGGTCAACGGCACGGTATCTCATAGGCGTGATTTTAAGCAAAGCAAGCTGAAAGCGGCAGTCGATTGTAACTGTCAAAGCCGCCTCATAGCCTGCGTTGGCGATGAAAAACTCATTGCCGGACACGCCGTTGACGTAAGCCTGAACGGTGATGTAATCCTCCCAGCCGCTGTCGTTTTTCCTCTGAAACGTTATCCGCTCCCGAAGCTTTCCTGCCGTCATACGTAATTCACCGCGTTTCCCTTGAGAATCTGAATAACCGTGGGATTTTCATTTCCCGTTGAAACGGTCATGGAACGGTTGTCGTACATATCGTTGCAAAGGCAGTAAAAGGCAATGCACATTTCGGGAATTTCATCGAGCTGTGCCGATGTCAGCCCCGTAAAATTTGCAATGTAGCTTTTTGCCGCATCGGAAATATGCCCTAAAAGCTCATCATCGTAATCGTAGTCAACTCTTACGGCGGCTTTTACGTTTTGAAGCGTCAGCTCGCTGAGCCTTGCCATTATCATCACTCTCCTTGCCCGCATTATCAGCTTCGGCAGACACCACATAGCCACAGCGGAGCAGGTCGGTCAGAGCAGGGCAATCGCCCAGCTCCGCCTCCTGTCCTTTAGCCATGGTAATTATGCCTGCAAAGCTTCTTGTTGCTCTGCATCGCATATTGTCACTCCTTATCAGTCAGTACCGCCGCTTGTATCGTCGGCGCTTGTGTCTGTGCCTGTATCCGCGCTTGTATCCGTATCGGCGGCGGGACACGATACGGTAACATATGCCTCTGCATTTACGGGCTTGCCGTCAAGGTGCATAAAGCCCAGCACGCCGACAGCGCCCTGTGTGGCGTATTTCTCGCGGAGTACCTGAAGCGATACATCGGGATTGATGTTTGCCTTGTAAGCTCTTGAAAAGTCGCCGTAAAGGATAGGCTTTTTGCCTGCGCCTATATTGTCCATAGCCTCGGAAACAAGCACGGGCTTTCCGAGTACAGTTCCGGCAAAGCCGCTTGTCATGTCGGACAAATGGAAAATATACTGTCCTGCGCCGTCCTTGAGCAGGCGGAGCTTGCACAGCGTGTCATTGGACATAATCCATACCGCATTCATCTGATAGGGCGCTTTAAGCGCGTGCTGTATGGTTATAAGCTCATCTGCGGTAATAGCCGTGCCGCTTGCAAGCTCGTAAGCCGTTCCGCTTGTAATAAGTCCTGTGGGCTGGTCTGTGCCTGTTCCTGCGATAATAGCCGTTTCCGCTTTAAGCGCAAAGTCCTCGGACATCTGATTTACACCCTCGGAAGCAATATCAAAGTAGTTCTGATTGATAAGTTCGTTGCTTACCTTAAACAAAGAGCCGAGCTTGTAATGTCCTATGGTGATTGTGGTAAACTTGGCTTCCGAGCTTGTTACCTCTGCAAGCTCCGATGTCCAGCCGGCTGTAATCTTGTTTGCGCCGTCAGCCACAATCTGCTTGTAGTCGCCCCTGCTGTTTACTATGCCGATTCGGTTGATTATGCCGGACAGCTCCTGCACCTTCTTGATGATGTCGTTGGAGTAGTCCGTGGCAATAACGCCGTTTTCGCTTGTAGTCATGCCGTCGGTGTCGGCTCTTACCTCGCCGCCTCTGATAAAGGCATTGACTGCGCTGTACTTCTGCACGCTCTGCGCACGCTTTTCGGTTTTGGTGTCGCTTGCGGGCTGTTCCTCAGATTCCGCAAGAGCAAGCTCCTGCGCCCTCTTTTCCATTGCCTCAGTGTCCTCGAGAGCCTTGAACTCCTTGTCGTACTCGTCAAACTGAGCCTTTTCCTCGGCAGTTGTAGCACGCTTTTCGATTCTTGACTTCTCTACGATTTCCTGCATAAGCTTTGTAAGCTTTGCCCTGCGTTCGCTGATTTCTTTGAGTGTCATGTTTTTTCCTCCTTGATTTTAATTTGGTTTTTGTATAAAAAAAGAGCCTTGCCCGAAGGCATAAGCTCGATTTTTTGGTGTTTGGTTTTGGATATAAAAAATGCGCCTGTGAATTAAACACAAACGCATTACTTTTGTATTTAAGATATGATTACTTTTGGTGTATTACTCAAAAACAATCGTACTACCTTTTTGAGTAAAATTTGAAGGGATATATTCATGTACCATAATCCAAGGAAAGCCGCCATTTCCAAAGCAATCCCGTGTCTTTTCCACAATAAAATTTGAAGTGCTGTATGTTTTTTTTTCGGAATCAACAATTTTCAATATTTTAGACTTCATAAAATCACCGTTGTATTCAGAACAGTCCAAAACGGTATCATTGCCGATTTTTGTAGCATTAATAATCATACACATAATATCACCTCTTGAAAATATATAGCTTTTGTTTTACATCTTTAAGCTTAATGCCGTTATTTTTCAAACGAGTAACAGCATCACGGTATAAAGTAATTCGTTCGCTTGGGGTTAATGACGGCGTAAATTTTGCTGCTCTGATGCTTGCTTGTGCTTCTTCAAGGACTTCATTTTCTTGGGTGTGTCCGTATAAAGCAGCTTGCCTGTGTCCTATAATCTCATGAGCAATGGCACCATGCATTGAAATGTTGCTGTTTGGGTTCTTTTGCTTGTCAGAAGATGGGTATACATCTGTACCGATTCTAAGCAAATCGAAAGAGCAACCATATCCGGTACAGTCATAATCAACGTAATAAATTCTTCCTTCCGGCATTCCTAAAGAAACGGCATAATTCTTTACTTCGGTGATTTCCTTTTCTGACAAAGATGTTTCGTTCCTGCGACCGCCTGTATTTACCTTTAGCACATTGTCACCCCTCGTCTTTATTATATCATATTCTCCCGAATTGTCAAGAGATTTTCCGCTTGTAAATCTCCCTGTTTTCGGGTCATGATACGGGTTATATCTCAGCTCCTCGCCGCCATTCCCATACGGCTTGTAATCCTCCGCTTTTGTCAGTGGCAAACCGCAACGCCTCTCCAAATCATGAAGCTCTATCAATGCAAGTATATTGTCGAAATAACTGTAATCTATGTATTCGCCGTCCATTTTTTCACTCCTCAAAAAACCGCATAAAAAATGCGCCTTGTTCTCGTTTAGGAACAAAACGCAGAGAATATTTTGCTGTTTTTATTTGTATACCTGACCTCTGTTGTCCGCATCGGTTACGGTAACAGTGAGAATATCGTGATTTATGGTGTAAATTATGCGATAGCCGCCCACACGCAGGCGATAATATCCTTCATGAGCCTTATATGTTGAAATATCTCCCTTATGGGGCAGCTTCATAATTGCTTCGATTATTCTTTTCTGTTGCTGCGGAGACTGCTTCTCTATAAACTTTTTCGCAGGCTTTTTGATAAAAATCCTGTATTCCGTCATATGTCGATACCCAGCCTTTTTGCAAAGTTTTCTATCGGTTCGGGTTCACTGTCATCAGCCTCAGATTCGGCTATCATGCGAAGCTCATCTTCATCGGGTTCAACTTCCTTGTACGCAGGAATATCAAACTCCTTCAGAACGGCGAGTATCGCATCAAGCTGAACACTGTTCAGCCGGTCAATATAATCGTAAACAATATCCCTTGTACTCATAAAAAATCAGCTCCCTTCTGCTTATTTTATTTATCAAACAAATCGCTGTGAGTGCCTGTGCGGGACAAAATGAGCGTCAGTTCATCACTGCTGACAGTGTAGATAAGCAGCCAATCGGGTTCAATATGACATTCTCGAAAGCCTTTAAAGCTTCCGCTCAGGGCGTGGTCACAATACTTCGGCGGCAAAGGCGTTGCTGATGCGAGTATGGAAACAACAGCCTTCAGCTTGCTCATATCAAGTCCACGCTTCTGCATTTTCTTGAATTCTCGCTTGAATGCCGAGTGATACCTGATGTTAAGCATTAAGATCCTCCCACAATTCATCAACAGAGTCAAATTTTCGGCTGAGATTTCTGCCGTCTTTCACATCATCAAGTATTTTACGGGTTTCGCTGTTCGGGCTGTTGCCCGCATCAACAAGGTTTCCGAACATCATGATAAAGCCTGCAAGCTGTTCATCATTCATGCAATCAACGATGCTGTATGCAATATCCCTTGTACTCATAAAAAATCAGCTCCCTTCTGCTTATTTTATTTATCAAACAAATCGCTGTGAGTGCCTGTGCGGGATAGCGACAGCACAAGAACATCTTCCGCTATTTCATAAATCAAAAGCCAATCGGGCTGAATGTGAAGCTCCCTGTAATTTTTCCAATTACCACGAAGCTCATGGTCATCGAACAAATCAATAAGCTCCTGCGTATATCCGCCGTCTGCAAGCATTTTTACTATTGTGTTCAGTTTGTTTATGTTGTATCCGCGCTTTTTCGCAAGCTTCAAATCCCGCTTGAACGCTGTTGTGTATTTTACGGTATATTTCATTCTCCGAGTATCTCCCCGAACATTTTATCAATATCCGTAAATCCCTTTACGGAAGAATCTCCTGCAATGCGGTCGGATTCTTTCATCGCTTCAATAGTTTCTTCATTTGGAATTTCGGCAGAGCCGGAGCCAAAAAGCATAAGTAGTCCCTCAAGCTGTTCCTCGGATAATCCGTCAATAATCCTGTAAGCCTGTTCCCTTGTACTCATAAAAAATCAGCTCCCTTCAAGCATATTATACCTCACTCCAAGGGAAAAATCAAGGGAATTTCGCATATTTTCACTTTCACCTCATAATATTACGCAATGTCGTCCTCGCCGTCAACGTATGTATCATCGTCGGCTTTTATCTTATTAGATGTTACCCCCCCGCAAAATTTATTTCGTAAACATTGAAAGTAATATTTGCAGTAGTATTGCCGTGAAATACGATTTTATTTGGCGCTGATGAGCTTGCCGTAACATTGCAGTAAGTTTCCGGGTCGCCGTTGTCTGCAAGCACTGTTAATTTAGGAGCGCCACTGCTCCCCGATGTAATATACAATGCTTGCTCGGGGATACCCGAATTTATAGCGGTGATAATATAAAACGTCATAACATCGGGCAATGTATATTCAACCGTTGTTCCCGTACCCGATTCAGATGTATCTACTGCAATAGTTTCGGTATGCACCAAGGTTAATAGATTGTATAAGCTATCAAGCTTTTCTTTGTCGCTTGCTCCCATAAGCCCGCTTTCTGAAACTGTAGCTTGGGAATATGTGGTATCTTTAGCGGATAATACACCGTCTGCAATGCTCAGATTATCTCCGACTTTAATTCCGCCGAGAGTGTCGGCGGTTGCAACGGGCAAGACATAGCCCCCGCCGCCCGAAGCCGCAGGGGCTTGCTTAAAAGGGTTTATTCTGTCATGCTGACCGATAACCGTAACCGTTCCCTCGCCGTTCAGATACAGCACAGAGCCGCTCTGCCCCGTGATGTCCCTGCCGATAACCACCGAGCCGCCGCTCGGAACGGATACAACTCCGTCCGTGCCGCCTGCGCACTCAGCCGATACGGTTGAGCAGTACACATCGGCATCGCCGTCATTACGTATC